TACTACATCTGCTGTTCATGGATTTACTGCTTCTGAGGTTAAATCAACCTTGAGTGCTGTATATAATCCTCAAGTTGGTATTATGACAGTTACTACAACTACTGCTCATGGATTTAGTGATGGGGATTATGTGAAAATTGCTCAAGATTCTATAGTCTTTACTTGTGAGCAAGATGCTTACAAGTCGGAACATAGTTATCCTAGAAGAAATGATCCTATTAATTATAAGTGGGTTCAAATATCAAATACTACTGTGGATAAATTTGATATACAAGTTTTGAGTTCTGTACCATCTACAAATATATCCTCACATACATTTGTATCATCTTTACCTAATAATATTCAAAAGGCAAATAATAGAGTTAAATTTGATATTGGATCTTTAGTATTCCAGTGTAATAAAGATCAATATTCAACTAATCATTTATATCCAAGAACAACTGATCCTACTTACAATGAATTTATTGGAGTAGAGAGTGTTCTTACAACTAAGAAATTTACTGTAAATGTTGGTACATCACCTGCAGGTACTGGTGGTGCTTTAGAATTTACTATTGAAAATGGTGGTTCTGGATATATCAACCCAGAAATTATAGTTCCACAACCTGTTTATGAAAATATGCCTGTTACTGGTGTTTCTAGATTGGGTATTGGAAAAACTACAGATACTGGTGAAAATTTACTACTTAACTTAAATGTAGGTTCTGCTAAAACCACTGTTGGTATAGGTTCAACTTTATTTGAAATTTCAGAGTTTAAAATAGCAAGAGAGGGTCATTCATTTAAAGTGGGTGATAGATTAAAACCAATTAATCTAGTAACATCTGCTGAGTTACAAGAACCTTTAACTGAATTTGAACTTGAAGTTGTTCAAATATTCAATGATTATTTCTCAGCATGGCAATTTGGTGAAATAGATTTTATTGATAGTATAAAAAATCTTCAAAATAATATTAGAAAGAGATTCCCACTATTCTTTAATGGACAATTATTGAGTTTTGAAAAAGATGAGACTGATGTATTATCTGCCGATATTGATTTAAATTCCGTATTGGTAATCTTTGTTAATGGTGTATTACAAACACCTGGTATTGCTTATCAATTTACTGGTGGTGCTACATTTACATTTACTGAACCACCAGATACTGGTGATCAGGTTGATATATTCTTCTATCTTGGTCAAAGAGGGATTGATGTTGAAATAGTTGATATTCAAGAAACAATCAAACCAGGTGATGATTTAAGAATAAGACTGCATAATGAATTAGACACAGTATCTCAAAATAGAGATAGAACAGTCAAGGAGATTTTATCATCAGATTTAGTTGAAACTGACATTTATACTGGACCAGGTGTTAATGAAATTGACTTTAAACCTGTTGATTGGTCTAGACAAAAAGATGATAAGATTATTCAGGGTGAGATAATCAATAAAGATAGAGAGTCCATCGAACCTTGTGTATATCCTACAGCAAAAATTATATCTGATGTTAGTTCTACTTCAGGTATAGGTCTTGGTGTACAGGATGGTATATTTGTAGATGATGCTGAAATCTTCTTCTATGAGGAAGGACCACTTCGTCTTCCTAGCCATCAGAGATATAATATTACTGTTGACGCAGTTGATACTATTATGATGCCAGCAGAACCAGATTTTGCTCCTGCTGATGTTACTTTAGGATTAGGAAATAATGTTGGTACTGCTAATTCAGAAGTTACAACTTACAATATTGCTAATGGTGGTAAAGGTTATACAAGTCTTCCTACAGTTAAGATATCAAGTCCTGGAATTACTACTGTTAGTATGGGAGTAACTGCTACTGCTGAAGCAGTAATTACAAATGGATCTTTAACATCATTAGATATTACAAATCCTGGTCAAGGATATAATGTAGCACCTCAAATTATAATTGAGACTCCTTCTTATCAGACTGAAGATATTAACTTAATTAAGTTTGGTCAAGGTTTTACTGGAATTATTACTGGTATAGGAACTGCTGTTGGAACTGGTGGACATCCACTTGCTCTCGAATTCTTCTTTAATGTTACTGATGGTAAGCAAGCAAGTTTACTCCAGTCTGGATATCCAATTTTAATTAAGGATACATCAATAGGTGATGGTGTTACATCAGTAGATAGTCACGATACTTCTCTTGTTGGTATTGGTACAACATTCTTGGACAATATTTACAAGGTACATTCAATCACTGTTGCTGGTGATAAGGTTGCTAAAATTAGATGTAATATATTAAGTACAACAAGTGTTGTTGGATTAGCATCTACTGGTCAATATTTACCTTCTAATACTGGCGTAACAACTTCTTTAGGTAAAATTACTTGGGGTAGATTGTATGGTGACGCAACAACTAGAGAAGCAAATCCAATTTCTATTGGTGTTACTGGTCTAACAATTGATGCTGGATTGTCCACATTCCCAACTATTCAAAGGAGAAATAATGTACAAGGTTCTGTTAAAGGATTGCGTAATACAGGTGCTATTAGAATTCAAGTAATATAATGTCTATAAATAAAGAAAAAAAGTATATTTAAGATGCCAGCAATTGTAACAAACCAATTTAGGATTCTTAATGCTAGTAATTTTGTAGATTCAGTTGCAAACAATAACTACTATGTTTTTATTGGTCTACCGAATCCAACACCAGCCTCTATAGGTGGTGGTGTAAGCTCTGCATATGGTAGAAATGCTAATTGGGATGATGTGAGTAAAACTCCAGTACCCCTTGACAGTTTTTCTAGTAACTCCCATGTCGGGGATGTTATGATGTTTGGTAAAAAAATCCAAGCAAAGAATATAAGAAGAGTTATTAGACGGATTGATTGGAAGTCTGGTAATAGGTATGAAATTTATAGGGATGATTATACTATAGAGAATCCAAGTCCTATAAAGAGCTCTAGTAAATTATATGGTGCTGATTATTATGTAATGAATGAGGATTATAAAGTCTATATTTGTATCAGTAATGGTTCAACAGGCACAAATCCAAAAGGTAACGTTTCTTTAGACGAACCAACGTTCACTGATTTAGAACCTTCAAAAGCTGGTAGTAGTGGTGATGGATATATTTGGAAGTACTTATTTACAGTTTCTCCAAGTGATATTATAAAATTTGATTCTACTGAGTACATAGCCGTTCCTAGTGACTGGGATACAACAACAGAACCGCAAATAAGAGCAGTTAGAGAGAATGGAGATTCTACTGTAAATAGTAATCAAATTAAACATGTTTATATTGATAACGCAGGTAGTTCTTATTCAACATTAACAGATCAAGAGGTCAATATTGTTGGTGATGGATCTGGTGCTAAAGCAAGACTTGATATAAATGCTGCTGGTCAAATATCAAATGTAACTGTTACTTCAGGTGGACAGGGATATAGTTATGGGATGGTTGATCTAGATTCTGTTAATAATACTGCAGCAGGATCATCGGCAAAATTAATTCCAATTATTCCCCCAAGTAGAGGTCATGGATATGACATCTATCAAGAATTGGGAACTGATAAGATTTTAATTTATGCAAGATTTGATGATTCGACTAAAGATTTTCCAACAGATACTAAATTTGCTGTAGTTGGTATAGTAAAAAATCCAACTCAAATTGATGGTGTTACACCATTTACACAAACTCAATTTTCATCATTAAAGGCAATTATCTTTAAAGATAATCCAACTAGTAGTCAAGCAACTGAAAAAGTTACTGGAACTCCTGTAGTTGGTGAAGTTATTGAACAAAAAAGATCTGATCTTAAAATAGCAAAGGCATATGTTGCTTCTTATGATAGCACAACAAAAGTACTAAAGTATTTTACTGATAGATCCTTAAATTATAGTTCAACTCAAGATCAAACCGATTATATTGGAGTATCAACTTCTGGTCGTTTTTATGACTTTGAGTCTGGTCCTGTTATTGAAGGACAAGCTTCTGGATTTAAGGCATATGTTAATGATGGTTATTCGGGGATTACAACTAATCCTACTGGAAATAAGCAAATTGATCTGGGATCCAACTTTGTAGATGGGTTCGCACAATCAGAGATAAATAAAGGATCAGGGGATTTGGTTTATATTGACCATAGACCTTTGATTGCTCGTAATTTACGACAAAAAGAAGACGTTAAAATCATCCTGGAATTCTAAAGTAAAATGCCCCAAAAGACTAATTTAAATATAAGTCCTTATTACGATGATTTTGATAAGGCGAAGAACTATTATAAGGTTTTGTTTAAACCTGGATACCCAGTTCAAGCAAGAGAATTATCAGGATTACAGTCAATTCTACAGAATCAAGTAGAACAGTTTGGTAATCATATATTTAAAGAAGGATCTATGGTTATACCTGGATCTGTTACTTATGATAATACATATTTTTCATGTAAAGTAAACCCAGATCATTTGGGAATAGATGTTAGTATATATCTTGATGCTTTAATAGCAAATGGTGGAACTAGAATAAAGGGTCAAACTTCACAAATAGTTGGTAAAGTTATAAATTATATTTTACCACCAAAAGAGGGTGTTGATGAAATTACAATATTTGTAAAATATACTGAGTCTGATTCTAATGGTGTAAGTAATTTCTTTCCAAGTAATGAAATATTGATACTTGAAGAGAACATTACTTATGGAAATACAACATTAAATTCTGGAGATACTGTATTAACATTAGTTGCAGATAATCCAGTAGCTACTGGATCTGCTGTTGGTGTTGATCAGGGTGTATATTTTCTAAGAGGCACATTTGTTGATGTACCAAAATCAACAGTTATTTTAGAACCATACTCAAACAAACCATCATATAGAGTTGGATTTGAAATAGTTGAAGAAATAATATCATCTAGTGATGATAGTACATTAAATGATAATGCTAAAGGATTTACAAACTATGCTGCTCCTGGTGCTGATAGATTTAAAATTAGCACAAAGTTAACTAAAAAAGCACTTGATGATTTTGATGATATCAATTTTGTTGAATTAGTTAGAGTTAAAAAGGGTGAAGTTAAAAAGATACAGAACTCTACTCAGTATTCTGAAATAAGAAAGTATCTTGCAAAGAGAACTTATGATGAATCTGGTAACTATGCTATAGATCCATTTAATGTTACTGTTCAAGATTCGTTAAATGATGAGATTGGTTCAAATGGACTATTCTTATCTAATGAAAAGACGGATGAAGGTAATTATCCATCAGAAGATAAAATATGTGTAAAATTGTCTCCAGGTAAAGCATATGTTAGAGGATTTGATGTTCCTCTACCTGGTACTACAGTTCTTGATGTTGATAAACCAAGAGATGCTAAAAATATAAAAGCAGAGACAGTTCCATTTAGAATGGGAAGTCTTTTAAGAGTTAATAATACCTATGGTACTCCATATATTAGTTTAGGTGGTAAAGTTGGTGCTGTTGGTGTAGGTAATACTGTTACATTTTATAGTAGGAGAAAGGGGAGTAACGCTGCTCTTGAACCAAGAACTGATGTGGGTGCTGCAGTAGTCGGACAGGGTAGAGTTTATTCTTATGCTCCTACAGACGATACCTATAAGGGTGCTACAACTGAATGGGATCTTTTCTTATATGATGTTCAAACATATACTGTTCTTCAAATAAAATCTGGGCAAGGTGGTTTAACATACCAATCAGAAACTTTAGCACCTTCTGGATCTAGAGTAAGAGGTATGAGTAGTGGTGCTATAGGTTATGTTGAAGATCATCCAAATACAAATGAAATAAATGTTATACAAACTACTGGACAATTTGTAGATGGTGAAACTATAGTATTTAATGAGAAAACCAGTACTGTGGGTGTTAATACATCAACAGCTTCTGTTGAAAAAGTTACTACTTATACATTAGATGATATAAAATCTGTGCATCAACCAAAGGATATTGGTGCTTTAGAAACAGCATTTAGTGCTGATTCTGTTTTATATCCAAGAACTTTACCTAATTTTTCTAAAACTGATCAACTTAATGTTGAGGATAATACTGCTAAATGTGCGAACAGAAGATTTTCTGGTCAAGTTGGTATAAAAACAGATAGTATAATATCATATTCAGTAGCTGGTACTGATGATCCAAAGTTTAATAGAGTTTCTACTATAGCAGCAGATGGTGTACAGTTAACTTTATCTGCTGAAGAGGACATTTCAGATTTATGTTCTGGTACTGTATTAACTGGTGGAGCAAAAGCTGAATCGACATTTTCTGTAATGTCTCCTAAGATAATAAATTTAAATCGTTCTGGTTTATACAGTAAGTTACCTAAGAAAAATGTATCTACACTCGATCTTGCCAATTCTACTTTAGTTGTTGGTCGTCAAGTAAAAGGTCTTACAGTTAATGCATCTAAAGCAATAACAATTAGTGCTCAAGCAGCAATAGAATCTTCTGGTGAAGGTGGTGGATTAGGAATTACTACAGCATATTTTGAACCATTTGATGCCGAAAGATATTCGATTCATTATGATGATGGTTCTATAGAAACTTTAAAATCAGATCAAGTAACTATCACTAATGGTGGTGCTAATATTACCTTTACTGGGTTAACAAAAGCTCAAAATACAAAGGCAGATGTTAATGTTACTTTAAAGAAATTAGGTCTTGCTAGTAGAACAAAAAATTATATTAGAAGTAGTCAGATTGAAGTAACAAATACTATTTCTGTATCCACAGAAAATTCAGGACTAACTCAAAGTAATGCTTATGGATTACGTGTTGAGGATAAAGAAATATCATTAAATGTTCCTGATGTTGCTAAAGTTCTTGGTATTTACGAATCTACTAATAAACTAACTCCAACTTTGGATGGTTTGGAATTTGTTTCTGGTTTAGATTTAGATACTAAAAGTTTTGTTGGAGAACAAATTGTAGGTGAAACAAGTAGAGCAATTGGTCAGATAGTTAATAGAAAGTCTGGTACAGTTGTAGAGTATGTTTATCTAAATGATAATAACTTTGTAAAGGGTGAAACAGTAACATTTAAAGATTCAAATATAAGTTCTGTAGCACAGAAGATAATTCCTGGTAGTTATGTTGATAGAACTTCAAACTACAATTTAGATAAGGGACATAGAAAACAATTCTCAGATTATTCTAGAATTGTTAGAACAGGTAATTCTACAAAACCATCTAAGAGATTATTGATTATTTTTGATAATTATGAAGTTGCTGATAATAGTAGTGGTGATTTCTTCACTGTAAACTCTTATAATAAGGATAGATATACGAATGATATGCCAGCAATAGCTGGAAATAGGGCAAGCGATGTCCTTGACTTCAGACCAAGGGTTAAAAAATTTGATCCAGCAGATTTTCCTGCAGGAAATGCAAAATCACCGTTTGCGTATAGTCATAGAATATTTGATACAACAACTAGATACATAATCACTCCTGATGAGAGTTCTGTTGTTGGATATAGTTACTACTTACCTAGAATTGATAAATTAGTAATTAATAAAAATGAGCAAGTAAAATTAATAAAGGGTGTTTCTGCTGATAAACCAGCACCTCCAACTGAAGTTGGTGACTCTATGGAGATCGCTCAAATAACATATCCACCATATCTTTATGATCCTATTAAAGGACCTAAGATTAAATTATATGATAATAGAAGATTTACTATGAGGGATATTGGAAAACTTGAAAAGAGGATTTCCAACCTTGAAGTAATGACTTCATTAACTGCTCTCGAATTAGATACAAAATCACTTCAAGTTAAGGATGCTGATGGTATTGATAGATTTAAGACTGGTTTTGTTGCTAATGACTTTAAAAATAGAGATTTTATTAGATTTACTAGTAAAACTGAAGATGTATCTAGATGTGATGTAGATATAGTTAACAATGAATTAATTAGTGCGGTTGATTTCTGGTCAATGAAGGCAGAATTGGGACTTAATCCTGGAATTAATGTTGATACTGCTGATATGTCATCCAATTTGAATCTTTTAGATCCAAATTGCCAAAAGACTGGTGATCTAATAACACTTAAATATGATGAAGTAGAATGGATTAATCAACCACAGGCATCTGGTGTTGAAAATATTAACCCATTTAATGTTATTACATATGTTGGTGCTATTCAATTAGATCCACCATCAGATAACTGGACTAGAACAATTTATATTGATAATAATAGAGTAGAATCAACTGGTAATACTTGGAATACAATATCTAATGTTGTTTCTGACAACACAGTAACATCAACAGATGTCACTGTAACTACTGAAGAGATTGATCCTGGCGAAGATGATCCTGCAACACATGGACAGTTTGATGGAAATCATATTGATACCACCACAA